CCCCACGTTGTTATCGCACTGTAATCAGCTGTCTCCTTCTTACTGAACGCTGTATCATAACTCTGAATAATATGTTGTAAAGGTGGTATTGATGGTTTATCCCAAAGCCTCCACCACTCACGTTTTAATATTGATCCTTCCTCTGATGTTGGATTCTGCATCCATTGTGCATTCCATTTACCAACGGATAGAGAGGCTCTTACACCTTCTAATTCTTTTTTCTTCCAATATTGTGGCCAGATAGGTTTGCCTGATGGCATAATCGCTGGAAACTCTATGATATGCCATTTATCTGCTTTGACATTTTTTTGTGAGTTGATCAGCGCTCCGGTAAGATCTTTCAGACTCCAACGGGTCATGACAACAACGATCGCTCCGCCTGGTTGTAAACGTTGTCGTGGTCCTGATGTATACCATTCGTAAGCACGTTCCAGCGCTTCTGGATTCATTGCGTCTTGTTCCGAGTGTGGATCATCGATAATTAATAAGTCCGCTCCACGGCCCGTGATTGCCGATCCAACACCGGCTGCATAATATTCACCACCCTGTGCTGTCTCCCATTTACCCGCGGCCTGCGAATCGGGGTCTAGTCTTGTCTGAAATATTTTTTGGTATTCGGGGCTATCGATTAAATTTTTAGCTTTACGTCCAAAACGGAGCGCGAGTTCAGTTGTGTGGGTCGTCTGTATAATTTTAAGATTAGGTTTACGTCCCACCATCCAGGCGGGAAGTAAAAAAGATGCAAACTCTGATTTGGTATGCCTTGGTGGCATATTAATAATTAGTCTTTTAATTTTACCCTGAGCAATCCTATCAAACTTATCTGCAATCTCTTTGTGATGTCTACCTTCAATAAACTCTGGCCACATCTCTTTGACAAAGGCCATAAAACTATTTTTAATTTTTTCTTGTTTTTCTTTTTGTTTTTTAAGCTCATGCAGTTTTGCATATTCTTGTTGACGCTCAAACGATAATGTTCGGGTAAAACTCTTCTCTAAATATTTCGCTTTCATAAAATTTTTTGCAGAATTTTTTTCAACTCTGTTTTGGTTTGGTTTTAAAATTACCACAGATTTACGTCTAAAACAAACTGTATAGGTGTATGTGTTGGGACCCCTTTTGCGTTTAGGGTGGGTGGGCCCATAGTTTGCAAGCACAACCTGAGATTGTTTGGGACCCCTCGGGGTGGGTGGGCCCAAAGGTCACGAGCTATGTAGTTATTGCATAGGGTATGGGATTAATCCCATACCCTATATGTTGTGTGATTATTTATCTGGGTAAATGCCTCCAGTTTATATCTGCGAGTTTATTAAAATGCTTTCCTAAAAACTTCCAACGACCTCTTGAAATAAATTCAATTGGATATAGTTTTTTAGTTTTAAAGTCTCGGATTGCATATTCATTGGGTAAGATACCAACCCTATAAACCCTGCTATACCTTCTTTTAGAGTTTAAACTATTTAAGGTTCTAAACATTATGCTACCTCACTTGTTATCCAGACTTTACCAACCGCGCAACGATAACCCTGCTGGTCTAAATCATAATAAGTTATATATCTTATGTTATTATCTTGGTCGCGTTTGATAATACACTTATCATTCCACTGCGCCCGTCTAGTTATTTGTCTAGTGTCCTTGCCATTCTTTAGCTTCGGTCTAGCAACGCCATTGTGAGTATTTGGCCTGTAAGTAATTATAAACTTCTGGCCAATTTTTATATTGTCAATCATATTTTTATCCTTTCTATGTTATGGGATTTTATACCAAATCCCATAACATTAGTCAAGCGTTAACTTTGGGCTATTGCCTTAATCTTGGAGGTGTCAACGTTCCAAGTTAAACCAATATGTTTAACTACCAGATTTAAACTTTGTTTAAGTTCATCTGGAGTTCCACTTTCCATTACGTTATCTATTGCTTTTTGTTTCAGGTCTTTTAGGTCTTTGAGTTTAGCGCCTTCAGGTCTTCTCTCAATTTCTCTATCAACCAAGTCTTTAGCCCAGTCTCTTAATTGCTCTTCACAATCAGATAGTCTCAACCTGTCGTCTTCATCTCTTCGGAAGCGATAATTACTCAACTCTTGTTTTTCTTTTTTTGATTGCTTCTCAAAAAAAGTTTTAGCATCTCTTTGAGCTTCCAGCATAAAGTCTTCAGCTTCCTTCATCTTTGCCAAGATTTTATCTGCGCCCATTTTCTTTGCTAGTTTCTTAACAACATTATTAGTCGCTTCAGTTCTATACTGCTTGATTAATAATTGCTGTTCATCAATTAAAGGCTGAAAATATCTATTAACTTTATTTTCAAAATGCTCTAATTGATACTTTGTCATTTTAGTCATTTGTTATCCTTTCTTTTGTTATGGGATTTTATACTACAAATAAAACAATAAGTCAAATCTTTTTTATTTTTTATTTTAGGGGAGGGTGGGCCCCCGGCGCACAAGCAAAGAAAACCCATTTTGGACATAGTGTCCCATAATTTCCTTGACACAAGATATGGGTGCGACAACTTTGACCATTTTAATTATGGGAATTTATGTTATGTTTATAGTCTAAGCAAAAAGCTTAGAGAAAGAAGAGATAAAATGACAAAAGAAACATTAAAACAAACAGTTAATACAATTACTCATCTTGATAGTATGAAAGCAGTTAAAGTTGCTTTTGATCTGTCAGAAAGTAATCAAGATAGTATTAGTAAAGTAATGCAGATCGTTGGTGGAAATGTTGACAATATAAATTTACTTGCTGAACGAATTGCGAAGCTAGAAAAAAGATTAGAACTAGTTGAGGACGGTTTAGAAAGGGTAGTAAAAAAACAAGTGGAGGATTATGAGCGATCAAAAAATTGAAGCGCTTGAAATTGGTCTTTATGAAGACTACCTAGAAGAGCTTCAAAAGAAATACTATGGAGGCATTAACAAAGTTTTAGGGGAGCCGTGGTTTACTAAAACAGATGCCGAGATGGAAGCAGAAGCAGAAAAAAAAGTTAGAGAATTTATGGATCGCAATTCATAAATAATCAAGCGCGGAGATAGGAAATGTCCTATGCAAAATGTTAACACTCTCCGCGCCTGATCCCTGGTCCTATGACGTTATAGACGCAGAAGAGATTAGGACCTGGGATCAGTGAGAGGACTCTACCTGGAGACAGGGTTGCAGAGCCTCGCTGGTCATTTATCTTTTCAACCTGGGCGCGAGCGCAAGCTCGCAAGCCGGGGGGGAGGGTGGGCCCCGAGCTCACAAGCTTGACAAATAAAATAAAACTGTTATTATGGGATATTATGAGAATTGAGAAAGCAAAAGAAATTACAGGCAGCCTCTCCAAGCCTAGCAAGATGCCGGGCCACGCGTATGGTTTACCGGCCAAAGAATGCAAGACCGGCGGAAAGTTACAGAAGGTCAAGGGCTCGACGTGTTACGGCTGCTATGCATTGAAAGGCTGTTACGTTTTCAAAGTTGTGCAGGATGCGCAATATAAAAGATTAAAAGCAATACGCCACCCGTTATGGGTCCGAGCGATGGCGATGCAGATCAACAGTAAAAAAACAAAATTTTTTAGATGGCACGATTCCGGAGATATCCAGGACCTGAAACACTTGGCCAAGATCTTCGAAGTCTGTAGACGCTCCCCGGATGTTCAACACTGGCTGCCGACGCGTGAAGCGTGGACATCTAGATGGCAGGACAGAGCACCGTCAAATCTAAAATTAATTTTTTCTATGCCGATGGTCAATCAGGAAGCGGCGGGCAAGTTTAAATTTACCTCGACTGTGGTCACAGACCCGAGCAAAGCGACTTGTCCAGCTCCGCAGCAAGATAATGAATGCAAGGACTGCCGGGCTTGCTGGGATAAGAAAGTCAAAAACGTTGCATACCTGGCGCATTGATGTGGCATCACCCAAAGTATTACAAAGAGCTGGCCAAGAAGCGGAAAGAACTCGAGAGAGAACAAGCGGACGAGCGGGCGAGCGAGCAAGCGGACAAGCAGGGGAGCGAGCAAGCAAGCAGCGATCAAGCGTCCGAGGAGGACGCGAGCAACAAGCGCTGAATGTGATCCCAATCATTCATTGCGAGGGAAGGTGTTTCGCGGTGGTCTACAAGCAGACCGGGGAGCGAGCTACTTTTAAACAACTTTATACATTTGAGGGAAGGTATCTGTACGAGTATAAAGTTACGTTTTGTACGAGTGTAATGAAATAATTTTTGATGTGGGCTGAAGCTAATTTTATTGCCATTAGCTACCTTAAGTTCAACCATAAAAAAACCACACTTATCGTTGTATCCCAACAGATCTGGCACGCCAAAGGATGCCCAAGATTCTAGTCTAGTCCATTGAATTTGAGGTGTATTTTTCTTTAGTAACTTCCACAATTTACTCTCTCTTACCATCGTACATTGACTTCTATCGTACGCCGGTTTATAAGTCAAATGTACGATGGAAAAAGAAACAAAACCTATTAAAAAAACTAAGGGACCAGCTCCTGAATTAAAAGAGAGGCAGATTAAATTTGCTGAATTGTTAATATATGAAGCAGGTAGAAAAAGCCCTGCGGAGTGTGCCTTCGAGGCAGGATATAAAACTAGACCTAGACAATCAGCATCAGAATTAAGAAATCCAAAGATTTATCCATTGGTAGCCAATTACATAAAAGAATTAAGAGAAGAGGTGCGAGAGAAGTATGGAATTAATTATCAAGGTCACTTGCAAGAGTTATCTAGATTACGTGATGAATCTAGAAAATTAAAACAAATGTCCCCCGCCGTGACCGCCGAAAAGAATCGGGGCCAAGTCGGAGGATTATATGTCGAACGACAAGTTAATACCAACGTCAATGTAGATCTAAGTAAATTATCTCCTGCAGAATTACAGGACAAATTAGATAAGATGTATGAAGAAGATATTAAAGATGTTACGCCCAGAAAATCAGAACCAGAAGAATCAGAAGTAAAACAAGACCCTGAATCCGATTAGTCATTTCGTTTGCTCGGCAATACCATTCGTGTATTTTGTTTGCCGATCTTTTTATTATTTCCATAAAGCACTCCTTGTGAGTTTGGACCCTTCCTCGGTGGAAGTTGACTCCATTTTACGTTAGGCATATTCTTAGTCAAGGTTTTATTTTTCATTAACTTTCTCCATTTTAATTATACATCCTCTTGGGAATACATTACGATCTGAGAACAACTCATCATCTTTTTCGTAAGATGCAAACGTCCATATATATTTTTTATTTTTCTCAAAAAGATATGCATGAGTTATCATGGTTGCAGGTAACAGCCCTAAAGAGTCATGAGCTGTAGCATGGCCCGAATCGCCCGTCGGATCGATCCAGGTTATTTCATAGAAATAATACCTCTTTTTCTTAATCACAACGGATTTATATTTAGATTTTTTAGGTCGTCTCATATTGATCTTATACTGTATAGTGAGATTTTTAGGCAAAAAAGTTTTGAAAAA